AGGATGGAACTTACTTGCCAAAATCTATTTTACATGAAGATTTGGATAGAGGTTTTTTAGATTTTGTTAAAAACGATTTAAAAACGGTTGTCGGGGGAAAAGTTGTCAGAGTTGTTGATATATTAATGACAACTCAGAATTGGGCTCAATTTACACAAACTTGGGATTTTAATAACATTGATAAAAATGTTCAACCGCCAATTATTACAACAGTAAGAACACCTGAAGTAAAATATGGGACATTACCATCATTACGATATAACATACCAAATAGAAAACAATATTATTACGCTGCAGTCCCGACATGGGACGGACAAAGAAAGGGTATGGACATCTATACAATACCACAACCAGTTCCTGTTGATATAAAATTTTCAGTTAAAATTATCTGTAACAGAATGAGAGAATTAAATAAATTCAATCAAATTGTTATCGAAAAATTTGCGTCTCGTCAAGCTTACACTCAAATTAAAGGACATTACATTCCAATTACTTTAGATGATATTTCAGATGAGTCGGTTATGGATGTGGAAAAAAGACGATACTATATACAATCTTATGGTTTTACTTTACAAGGATTTTTAAGTGATGAAGAAGAATATGAAGTTAAACCGGCAATCAGTAGAAGTTTAATGTTAGTTGAGTTAGACAACAGAAAGAAAAAAGTAAAAAGAAAACAATACCCACCAAATCCCGACCAATATGTTTTTAACGCCAATTTCCCTGTGGGTATAACTTCTTATACTCAAACATTTAATTATTCGGCAAATATTGATATTAATGGTGATGTTAATATAAACACGTATGAATTTTTAATTAATGGTTTATATTATGGAAATAATATAACAACATTACCTGCTGGTGTGATACAAATTAATACTAATGATATTTTAACTATTAATATTGTTAAGACAAATAACTCACAACCATCTTCATTCAATTTAGTTTCAACACTAATCTAACGTTCCCCGTAGATATCTTTTTTTTCTTCACAATTATCCTTAATTAGTTTTTCTAAGAACTTATGAATCTTTAAACCATGTTTCATGCAGTAGTCCTTTAGGATTCTATGACTGTCAGGGGATATTTTTATATTCTTAATTTCCAAGGTAGAAAAAAGGTAGAATTTATTCCTACTGATTTATAAATAGTTAGTAAACCCATTAGTTTTTGATTAGAATGACAATATTTATCAATAAATAAATTTTTAAAAACATTTAAAATAAACATGGCAACATCAAACAAAGTTTTCGTCTCGCCGGGTGTATATACATCAGAAAGAGACCTATCATTTGTTTCACAAAGTGTCGGAGTTACTACTTTAGGTATAGTTGGGGAAACCTTAAAAGGTCCTGCGTTTGAACCTATATTCATTTCAAGCTACGGAGAATTTGAAACTTACTTCGGTGGTACACTTCCTGAAAAATTTGTGAACACACAAATCCCAAAATATGAAGCAGCATACATTGCTAAATCATATTTACAACAATCAAATCAACTTTTTGTAACAAGAGTTTTAGGTTTATCAGGTTATGACGCAGGTCCTTCTTGGTCTATTACTACAGTTGCGAATGTTGATTGTAATACAATAGGGCTAACTGGAGGAACTTCATTTAGTTTTAACTTTACAGGTTCAACTGCGTCAACAACTTCAATACAGTTTACTTCAGCGGTACCTTCAGTAATTTCAGGTAATACTTATTACTCAAATAACTATACAGCATTTGATGGTACTAATTCATCAATATTGTCAGATTTAAGAAGTCAGATATCAAGTATATTATCAACTAATTCATTATCCGCAACATCTGCATATTATTTTGGTCCTGTTTCAGGAACTCAAGTTAATGCGAATGTTGTTGCAGGTTTAACTGCGTCAACAAATGTATTTGATGTTGATAGTATAAGCGCTTCAACAATCGATTATTGTTCAGGCACAAATGATGCTTGGTTTTATGCTAACTTCGTGCCACCAGCTACAGGTGAAGCGTATTACGGAAATTCTTTTTATACTAACGTTAGTTCTTTATCAGGAACCGCATTTGGAACCGCTGGAAGTTTTACAGGAACTGTTTCAGGGTTTTATTATGGATTTTCAGGTTTAACTTATTCAGGTTATAATGATTTGGTAATTGCTACTCTTCGTTCAAGAGGGGTTACTAATTATTCTGCAAATCAACACGGTCCTGAATATCAAGTAACAGGAACTTCTGATGTTCAAATGATTTGTACTGGGAGTTACTCAGCGGTAACTCAAAATCCATTCGCAACATTTGTAGTTTCAGGTTTAAGTTACGATTCAACATCATTTAGTTTTGAAACTTCGTTTACACCTTCAAACGCTAACTTTATAACTAAAGTATTTGGAGTTGAAAACTTTGCTAAAGACCAAACTGAAGTTCCTTTGTTTGTTGAAGAAAGATACTCTACATTGTTATCTTACGGATATAATAAAGGATTTATTAGAGGTTTAAATTGTTCTTTAACAGCGTTACCTGAAGCTAGAAATAATAGTGTCGACTCAATAGCGTATTATTTAGAAAGATATCAAACACCTCAATCACCATGGGTTGTTTCAGAATTACGTGGTAATTTAGTTTACAGATTATTCAGAGCAATTACAATTTCTGACGGAAATGATGCTAATGCTGAAATTAAAGTCTCAATTGCAAACATTTCATTTAATAATGGAACGTTTGATTTAATTGTTAGAGATTTCTTCGACACAGACTCTAATCCTGTTGTTTTGGAAAAATTCACTAATTGTAGTATGAATCCTGGTGAAAATAACTACGTGGCTAAAAAAGTTGGTAGTTCAGATGGAGAATTTGCAATTAGGTCAAAATTCATCATGGTTGAAGTTAACACGGAAGCTCCGATTGACGCACTCCCTTGTGGTTTTGAAGGTTTTGAAACTCGTAGATACACGGGTGCTAAATCACCATTCCAAATTTATAAGACAAAGTATGATTACCCAGGTGAAGTTATTTATAACCCACCATTTGGAACTACTGCGGGTGTGGATAACGCTGTACAAAGTTCGGGTGATAACATAAGAAGAACTTACTTAGGTATTTCTTCGGCAGTGGCATTCTCGTCAGACTCACCAGGTTATGACCCTGATTTCTTCCAATACAAAGGAATGCCAAATCCAATAACAACAACTTGTACTGAAGCAAGTAGTGTAAGTTGGGGATTACAAACTAAAGGTTTCCACATGGATAGTGGAGCAACTTCGGTAACAATTGCAAATGTTTACTCAAATAGTGGAGAAACAGCATTTTATGTTGGAGCGGGGTCATTTAGTTCTGAACCTACTTCACAAACTAGTCCATATTACTTCTTGTATTCTCGTAAGTTTACTTTCTTGGTACAGGGTGGTTTTGACGGATGGGATATCTATCGTGAATACAGAACAAATGCTGACCGTTTTAGATTAGGTAATACTGGTTACAAACAAGGAGCATTAGCTGGTTGTGTGCCATATGTAGATGCTACAGGATGGGGTTCGTTTAAACAAATCACAGTTGGTGATAACACGGTTGATTATGCAAACACTGACTATTACGCATACCTATTAGGAGCTCAACAATTTGCAAATCCTGAGGTAACAAATATCAACGTGTTAGTAACACCTGGTATTGATTATGTTAACAATAGTGACTTAGTTGAACAAGTAATTGATATTGTTGAGAACGACAGAGCGGATTCAATCTACATCTGTACTACTCCTGATTTTAGTTTATTACAACCATCAACTTCAATGGATAACTTAATTTACCCACAAGAAGCGGTTGATAACTTGGAGAACACTAATATTGATTCTAACTACACTGCAACTTACTATCCATGGGTTCTTACTCGTGACACGGTAAATAACACTCAAATCTATATTCCAGCAACGGCTGAAGCTACAAGAAACTTCGCGTTAACAGATAACATCGCGTTCCCTTGGTTCGCAACTGCTGGTTATACAAGAGGTGTGGTAAATGCGGTTAGAGCTCGTAAGAGATTAACACAAGAAGATAGAGACACTCTTTACAAAGGGAGAATTAACCCAATTGCAACTTTCAACGACGTTGGAACTGTTATTTGGGGTAACAAAACTCTTCAAATTAGAGAGTCCGCTCTTGACAGAATTAACGTAAGAAGATTGTTATTACAAGCTCGTAAGTTGATTTCAGCAGTAGCCGTAAGATTATTGTTCGAACAAAACGACAATTTGGTAAGACAACAATTCTTAGATTCTGTTAACCCAATCTTAGATGCGATTCGTAGAGACAGAGGTTTATATGACTTCAGAGTTACTGTTCAAAACACACCTGAAGACTTAGATGCTAACCAAATGGTAGGTAAGATTTACATCAAACCAACTAAAGCTCTTGAATTCATTGACATTGAGTTCTTAATCACTCCAACAGGAGCATCGTTTGAAAATATCTAATCAACGATAAAATAATTGAAAACCCTCACGAAAGTGGGGGTTTTTATTTTACATAATATTTATAGATATGAAAATATTTTTAGTAGAAGAATTTGATGAAGAAATCACACCCGATTTAAAATATTATGCATTTGATTGGGATGATAATATTCTTACAATGCCGACACAAATAATACTTCGTACAGAAGATGGTGAAGAAGTTGGTATGTCAACTGAAGACTTTGCGGAATATCGTGTTAAAGTTGGAGTTGAACCTTTTGAATACAAGAAAAAAACTATTGTAGGGTTTGCTGACGACCCGTTTAGGAACTTTGGTACTAAAGGTGATAAAAGATTCATCATAGACTCTATGATGGCAAAACCAGGTCCTGCATGGGATGATTTTGAGGAAGCAATTAATGGTGGTTCTATTTTTTCAATAGTTACGGCAAGAGGACATTCACCATTGGCTTTACGTAGAGCAATTGAAAATATGATTGAAACTAATTTTAAGGGGATATCTAAAAAAGAATTGGTTAAAAATTTAAGAAAGTTTAGAAAGTTTGCGGGTGAAGAAGATATGAGTGATAAAGAACTTATTAATGCTTATATGGATATGAATAAGTATTATCCTGTAACATTCGGAGCCGGTTCTGCACAAAGTCCTGAGGTTGGTAAAGTCAGTGCTTTAAAAGAATTTCAACAATATGTAAAATATTTAGCTGGTAGATTAAAGAAACCAATAATGTTTAAAGATGATATTAGTAATAGATTCATACCTAAAATAGGATTTTCAGATGATGATTTAAGAAATCTAGAAAAAGTTAAAGATGAATTATCTAAAGACCCAGAAAATATTATTCAAACAATATCAACACATGGAGGAGAAAAGAAATTATATTAATATTTATAAACTGGACTTATAGCAAGTTTGATTAAAAAAAAGTTTAAAGTAAATAGAAAAATATTTAGTTGACACTATTTATAATAAAATAAAAGAAAATTTAAAAACAAAATAATATGGCTGATTTACTGATGAAAATGCCTTTCCCTTATGAACCCAAAAGGAAAAATAGGTTTATATTAAGATTTCCTTCTGAGTTGGGAATAAATGAATGGTTTGTTGAAAGTGCTTCAAGACCAAAAATAACTATTGGAAGTGTTGACGTTCCTTTCTTAAACACTAAGAGATATGTTGCAGGAAAATATGAATGGAATCCTATTACGGTTAAATTACGTGACCCAATCGGACCTTCAGCCGCTCAAGCAATGATGGAATGGGTTCGTTTACATGCTGAATCTGTGACAGGTCGTATGGGATATGCCGCGGGTTATAAGAAAGATATTGAACTTGAAATGTTAGACCCAACAGGTGTTGTTATTGAAAAGTGGTCATTAATACAATGTTT